GACACTGATATTTTTTTTGAGAACTCATATTCATCGGTGTCTTTTAGACCTTCGCCAGTATTGTAACTGTTGTTGAATATTTTGTCCTCTCTGTGTACGAATTCTTCAGAATCGTTTAGGTTTTCGCTGTTTTCATAATCATCATTTGACATTAGGTTGAATTATTTTATATTGAGGCAAAAAGAGAGTCATAATCGTCGTCTGTTTTTACCGGAGAACTCTTCTGTTCTTCTATTTTTTTATCTATTTCTTGATATTCGTTACGTAGCTCGTCAGCCATCCTATTTACCTCTTCGTCATCGCTATAGAATTCGCTGTTTGCTCCGACTTCCTCAGTCAACCTAAAGAAATCTTTGTGCATAGAATAGAACTTGTAGCTTTCTTCATAACCGTTATCTCGGTTTGCAATCACCTTGATCTTCATTCTGCTCTCTAGAGGACTTCTCATAAGTCCAAACAAAGAGTCGACTGTGTGTATCAAACCGAACGATTCTGCGACTGAATCCATTCCTAAGTCAAAGTTATCGACATCTTCTCTTCGTATTTGAGTTGCGCTTATGATACACCACTCGTTTCTCATCGCGACTCCTCGAAGCTCCTCAGAAATCATCTTGATCTTTTCATAAAGTCCGTTTTGGTCCTTGATGGGTCTAAGCAAGTTTAGGTAGTCAACTACTATCACTTTAAACTTTTTATTCATCTTTTGCTCTAGCCTTAAGAAGTAGTTTTCTATGTCTATTGCGGTTGCTCCACCTGTTGGAAACTCTTTTACTATGAGTTCTCCTGTTTCTCGACCGCTGTCTTTAAGCTCTTGTATCTTGTCTTTAATAAGCTTAGAAGCAGTAGAATCGGTGATTCTAGCATAATCATCGGACTTTATACTCAAGATATTTGAGCCTATCCTTTTCATATAAGCACGATCTGCGAGCTCAACTGTGACTAGTCCAGTCACGTTACCTGTTAAGAATGATCGAGCAGCGATGTTTCCAAGCACCATCGATTTACCTACTTTAGGTCTCCCTTGAAATACTACTAGAGCTTTTGAGTTCCATCCTCCACCTTGAACCTTATCAAAGAATGGGAAACCAGTAGGGCTACCTGTCTTAGAAATCTGAATGTGAGAATCAGGATTAAAAAAGTTGAGACCAGTATCTCCACTAGAAAAGTTGATTGCAAGCTTGTTGCTTATGTCGTTTCTTACCTTTTGAGAGATTTGATCAATGTTTTCAGGATCAATTGCAGTAGTCTTTAGATAAGTAAAAAGATCGGCAACTGTGAGGTTTAAGTTTCTAAGAAGAATAAATGACCTTACATACTTATAAAGGTAATCATAATTGTATTCACTTAGCGAAAAGGCATAAAGGTCTTCAAACTCTTCATCAGACACAGAATAATTGAGTAGTTCTAAATAAGTCTTTAGCTCCTTTGGATTTGGAATCTTCTCGTATTCCTTAAAGAACTTAAGAGCTGCTTTAAATGACTCTTGCCTTACGTCATCGTTAAAATAACTGGGCTTGATCATTGGCATTAGCTCTTCTTTTCGTAAGGAGTCATGGTTGCTTGGTTTTAGGTCGCTAACATCATTTCTGGTGTTAAGCACAAAGTTCCAAACCATTTTCTCTAACGAGTCAATATTTTCCGTAAAATCAATCATTTATCTGATAAAAATGTGTTAATGCTTTTTTTGTAAACGAGATGGACTCGCCCTTTGAGACAAGATACTCATCCTTTAATAAGTCCTTTAAAGATTGAACTATCTCGTCCTTAAAGGTTTCATCTTTTAATCTATCCCCAAAAACATATTTCAAGGATTTTGAAGAAAATTTAAAGGAGCTCATTTCGAGCTCCTTTGTCTTGGCTGTGTGTACTCTAATCAGGTATTGCGAAATCTCAAATAGAGGATAGAATTGATCTCGCACTGATTCCTCTCCATGTAAGCCAAGGTAGTATTTTATAGGTAGGTCTTCCCTAATCAAGAAGTTCATCGTCGTTGTTAAGGTTTGACAATTCATCGTTTTCTAGAAGATCGATCTCGTCTTGGGTTTCTGGAAACTTAAAGGTTGGTTTGATTACCTTTTCATCTAGTTCTTTCAAAACGTCATCTGTAAACAATTTAGCAGTAAAGAAGTCTTTTACTGGAACTAGATCGCCGTTGTGGCGAATCACGTAGCTCTTACCTAGCTTTTTAGGTAAAAAATAGAACTTTTCTCCACCTAATTCGAATTCAGAACAAAGCGACTGTTCATCGGCTTTTAGTTTTGAATATTCTTTTTCGGTAAGCTTATTGCCTCGACCGGCTCCACAGTTTTCCCAGTTTACGAACTGTTCTAGACCAACATACTTGTTCATTCCTTTATGGAAGGAAATGTGAAACTCAATATCAATAGGTTTAGCTAGACGATTCTTTCTGGTCTTAGACCTAACGATTATTCCGGTAGTAGTCTTCGCTTCGTCTCTTAAAGTACCTTTGCTCAACATAAGAATGATTGAGGCAGAAAACTCAGGACCTCCACCACCAGACATGCCCTTTGGAGTATATTGATCCATTGAAGCGTATGTGTGGTTGGTAAAGATGAATGGAACTTTTAGGTTAGAAAGGTCTAAGGTAAAGGACTTGAACATTGCTCTAAGCTCCTTAGAACGAAGACCCATATCGGCAGCGTTCTTGCCTGCATCCATGTCCCTTTTGCTCTTGTCGGTATCAAGCATACCTACCGAATCTACAAAGATTGCGGCCTTTAACCCGGTAGTCTCCTTCATAGTATCAATAAAGTCATTGATGAAGAACTTAACGTCGCTGATAAGACCCATACGAAGGTACTTTAACTTATCTAGATCTACTCCGAACTTTTCATAGTCTGAACGATCGATTGCTCCCTCAGTATCTATATAGAAGACGAAATAGTCTTTCTTTTGTAGTTCTCTAACTGCGTTTAGACACAGGAAAGTCTTTCCTGCACCAGAATCACCAGCGATACCTATGCTTCGAGTGTTTGGATATCCTCCGAACAATGAGCCCGAAAGCTGAGCGTTTAGCAAATAGTTACCAGTTGGAATGTATTCATCGATGTCTGAGAAACCCATTAGGGAAACCTTCGATTTTACTTTCTTTTCTAGTAAGTCGTTGAATTTATTGAACGCTGAAATAGCGTCTTTTGAACTTGACATAAGGTGTTGTTTTATTTTCTTTTACAAAAAAATGGAAAAAAGTTCTATTCTGAGATGTATGAAAGTAACAAAAGAGTACAAGAAAGAACTATTGAATCAGTTACTTCGCCGTTTACTACTCTACTTAACCTGACTTTATCTAAGGAGTGTCGACCGTTTTCCTTAGAGTAAGAAAAACCAGTAGGATCTTCAGAATAATCGCTTATGTTTACCGCATAAGCTTTATAAGTCTTGTGAAATGGAGCTCCGTGTTGTATATTACCCAAGTAATAGATATCGTTAGATTCTACTTTACTGAGGCCCAGCTCATCCCCTATACAGCCGATCAAGGAATCATGATAAGTATCAAAGTCGTCAGGATGAAGGGTTCTGGTGATACACTTCTTGTTTGGCGCGTCTATCACATGATCGTGAAATCCATGTAAATAGACGTTTTTTATCTGTCCATTCTCGTTCATGTCAAAAGGTAAGATACAGATCGAATCATTTAGGGAGACAGCTCTCTTAAAATTGCCTTTTTCTCCCTTGAAGCTGATTACTTTGTACTTTTCGTCTGTGTAATCTTCGTTCCTTATGACGTGTTCTTTATTCATGGATCTCCTTAAAGTTTATTTCACCGGATCTTTGAGTAGAGGCTGGTGTCTCAAACATTTTGGTGATAGAGTCTTTGACTACTTTTTTATTTATCACCCTAAAGACATAATCGGTCAACTCATCCATGAATTTATCTTTGTCCTTAGCATTTGAGTGTAACATAGCTAGGAAAGCTTGGTCTGGAAGCTTTACTGTTACTCCAAGATGTATATCTCTATCGCTAGAATCAAACATCTCAAACATGCTGGCAACCTGAGGTCTAGGCGTAGGTTCAACGTGAGGTGCTCCTTGAGTCACAGAATCAGTTATTTGAGAGTTTACTGGTTGGACTCTAGGTTTAGGTTGAACTCTAGATGGGCCGGCAATTGCCTCAACTTCAGCCCTAGTCAAAGGCTGCATGTCTTCGGTTATCATGAATAGAGAACTGTTGAGTTGGTCAGTATCGATTGACGAACCGTCGTCAAAAACAGCAAAAAATCTGTTTCCTCTAGGTTCTATGTTTCTACACTTTACGGTCTTGCCTAAAAGCTCAGGCCTATTGGTCTTTACCCATTGAAACTGCTGGCCTTTAAAGTTCTCCATCAACTGGATAAGTCTTTCTTCGTTAAGCATGGTTTTTTTGTTTTTTTTAATTTTCGAATAGCTCATCCATGGTAGTGGCAGCTTTATTCTTTTCAATAGCTTTTTGAAAATCATCGTCTAGGAATT